AATTTTGGAGATTCAAATCTAACTACAAAAATGAAGGAATCTATGACAAAATTATTCCTATCTACAGAAACAAAGGTGATATTGCTGACCCTGAAAAAGGTAGAGACCTTATCTTAGAATTAACTAAGGCTAAGACTCCAAAGGGAGCTGTTTATACAGTAATTCAAACGGTTATGTATGATGATGCAGCACCAATTCACGAAGATTCAAAACTTGCTGAAAGTTGGATTAACGATGAATTAACTTGGGAAGATGTTTACTCTAAAAAACCAGTTGAGTACTTAGAATCTATTGCAAGAGGTGAAACTCCAAAATGGAATTCTGATAAAGGTGGTTATGATTATGGTAACTCTGATGAGTCTGAAGTATCGTTTGGTGGTTCTAAACCATCTGCACCAATTGACCCACAAGCGGGAGATGAAGAGGATAATGATATGCCTTTCTAATCAAATAATTTAGACATATAGTTAGGACACTAAGATATACTTGGTGTCCTACTTGTCTAAAAAAAATAACAAATTAAACTAATTAGAAATATGGCGATTAAAAAGAAAACATTCTCGTTAGAGGATATAAAGGGTAAATTCTCTACAAAAACAAAATACAAACCTGAAAGCTTCTATAACTGCGGTGAAGCTTTTATGGATGCTTGTGGTTTACCCGGACCTGTAATGGGGGGTATCAATATGATGTTAGGTCATTCAAATACTTCAAAAACAACAGCTATGATATTAGCGGCGGCTGATGCTCAGAAAAAAGGACATTTACCGGTGTTTATTATAACGGAAAAAAAATGGTCTTGGGAACACTCGGTTGAATTGGGGTTACAAGCGGAACAAAATGAAAATGGTGAGTGGGACGGTCATTTTATTTTTAACGATTCTTTTGAAACAATAGAACAGGCGACTGATTTTATGAATGATATATTAGATGCTCAAGAAAAAGGTGAATTACCGTATAATGTTGCTTTTTTCTTTGATAGTATTGGTAGTATTCCCTGTCAAATGACTTTTGAAGGTAAGGGGGGGTCTATGCACAATGCTAGAGTACTATCAGAAAGAATAGGTATGGGGTTACATTCAAGAATAACAAAATCAAAAAAAGAGGATTATCCTTATTACAATACTTTAGTTGTAATTGTACAACCTTGGGTTGAATTGCCGGACTCACCATTTGGTCAGCCTTCTATTAAACCTAAAGGCGGTGAGGCGTTATATTTGGCATCTTCTTTAGTATTTTTATTTGGTAACCAAAAAAATGCTGGAGTTAATCATATAACCGCAACTAAAAATGGTAGAACCGTATCTTATGCTGTTAGAACAAAAGTATCAATATTAAAAAATCACGTAAATGGTATTGCGTTTAAGGATGGGAAAATTATTGCGGTTCCTCAAGGATATATTGCGGATACAAAAGAGGCGTTAGATAAATATAAAAAACAATATTCTAGTTATTGGGGTGCGATACTTAGTGGTACCGGTGAATTGATATTAGATGAAAATAGTGAAGACGATTCTGACGATTAAAAAAATTGATACTATTACTACTTTTAAGTATTTTTAAGATATTTATATAATATGGGAAGACATAAGATTGATGAAGATAAAAAAAAGGTAAAAGTTTCGGTTGCGATTGACCCTGAATTACCTCAATACTTTAAGGATAAATCTATAAATTTATCTTCCCTTGTTAATAAATTATTAAAAGAATATATTAAAAATGGAAACTAAAGTTTGTAGTAAATGTAATGTTGAAAAACAAATAACCGATTTTTATAAAAAAAATAATTATTGTAAAATTTGTCATTTAGAAAAAAAACAAAATTGGAGAAAAAATAATCCCGAAGAATATAAAAAACAAAACAAAAATTATTGGGAGAGAACTAAAGATGTTCAATCACAAAAAAAGAAAGTTTGGATTAAAAATAATCGGGAAAAGTATAATAGTTATTGGACAAATAGAAAAAATATAGACCCAGAATTCAAACTACTAATGAATATGAGGTCTAGATTATGTGGTTATTTAAAGAAACTTAACATAACCAAAACTAACAAAACTTTTGATATTGTGGGTTGTTCTCCCCAATTTTTAAAAGAACATTTAGAAACCCAATTTACTGATGGTATGAGTTGGGATAACAGGAGTGAGTGGCATATTGACCACATCATTCCATTATCATCGGCAAAAACAGAAGACGAACTTTATAAGTTGTGTCATTATGAAAATCTTCAACCATTATGGGCTGAGGATAATTTGAAAAAGAGTAACAAAATTTTATAGTAACGAATACAAACAAAACAAGTGACTAAAACACTATTAGTGGATGGAAACAATCTACTTAAGATTGGGTTTTGCGGGGTTAAAGACTTTTACCACAACGGAAAACACATAGGAGGATTATGGCATTTTATCAATACAATTAGACGTTTTATAGACGAACAAAATTTTGATAAGGTTGTTGTTATGTGGGATGGTGATAATAATTCATCCGCCCGAAAACTTATTTACCCCCAATATAAAGAAAAACGACGTATAACCGAAGATTTCAAAGATGAATCTTTTGAAGAACAGAAAGAGAGAATCAAACAATACTTGGAGGAATGTTATATAAGACAAATCAACGTAGATAATAACGAAGGCGACGATTTGATTGCTTACTACTGCCAAATCTCGGAAAACGAACAAAAGACTATCTATTCGGGGGATAAAGACCTTACCCAACTTATATCGGATAAGGTATCGGTATATTATCCAAGAACCAAAGAGACTTATCATTTAGGAAGTAAAATCAAATGTGATTTTTACGAATTTCCCCACGAAAACATCAGGACTTATAAAATTCTATCTGGAGATAAATCGGACAATATTGACGGTATTTCAGGGTTGGGTGAGAAAACTCTTATAAAGTTTTTTCCTGAGCTACTTGAAAAAACCGTTTCTATTACCGATATTTTAGAAAAGGCTGAAATTCTACTAAAGGAAAACAAGGGTAATAAGACATTACAAAATCTTTTATCCGGAAAAACTAAAAGTGGTGTGTATGGTGATGAGTTTTTTGTTATTAACGAAAAAATTATAAATTTATCAAACCCATTAATTACTGATGGTGCTAAAGAACTTGTTGAATTATATTATAAAGAAACCTTAGACCCTGATGGAAGGGGTCATAGGGGACTTATTAAAATGATGATGGAAGATGGGTTTTTTAAGTATCTACCGAAGGGGGATGACGCGTGGGTTAATTTTGTTAGACCCTTTTTAAAACTAACAAGAAAAGAAAAAAGAAATTATAAAAACAATTAATTAAAACTATGAAAGACCAAGATTCGGTAAAATTAGAATTCTTAATGATGGTAAATGATAACATCATTGTGCAGAGATTTTTTAACGTAAGAGAGTTCAATAATGAGGGAAAAAACTCGTTAGAACTTTATGACTTACTTCGTGAATTTAAAGACGATATTCAAACTCAATTGTCGTTGAAAACCGTAACGTATATGACGGATAATATGTACGAAATTGTGAACAATCCTGCTATTTTGGAAACGTCTTATACTGACGGTCCGGAGTACTTCAACATCTTCATCAAACAAAATGATGTGACAATTTGTCATAGACAGGTGGATGCTAAAGTATACCCTCCAAAGATAAGATATACTGTGGATGTACGCCCACACCTAAAAAACCTATTAATGAATTTAACTGACATTTTTTCGTCAAAAGATTTAACAAAAAAATATCTAGAAGTTAACCTAAGTGTATAGTATTTATTAATACACTAAAAGAAAAATATATGGCGTCAAACAAAAATTTTGAGTATCTAGGTAGTACATTTCAGATACAATTATTAAACCAAATCATTATCGATAAAGACTTCTCAAGGTCAATTATAGATGTGATTGAAACAAGTTATTTTGAGAATAAATATTTCAAATTAATCATTCAAATGATTAAAGAGTATTACACAAAATACGAACACACACCAACCTTTGACACCTTAGAACAAATCACAAAATCTGAGATACAACAACCTCTGGCGGCAAAAATCATTATTGATACCCTTACAAAAGTTAAGGAGTCCACGTTAGAAGGTGCTGAGTTTGTACAAGAAAAATCTATGAAATTTTGTAAACAACAAGAGTTACAAAAAGTAATGGTTAAAGCTCAAAAAATCATCGATACTGGTGAGTTTGAAAGTTATGATACATTAGAGGAAATGGTTAGTAAGGCATTACAAGTAGGGGAACACGATAAGGGAACTGAAAGTGTTTTTAGTAACTTAGATGATGTTTTAAACGAAGATTATCGTCATCCGATACCGATGGGTATTCCGGGTATAGATAGACTTTTAAAAGGTGGGTTGGCTAAAGGTGAAATCGGTGTTATTTTAGCACCAACAGGTGTAGGTAAATCTACTTTACTTACAAAAATTGCAAATCATTCATTTAATTTGGGGTATAATGTTTTACAAATATTCTTTGAGGATAATCCGAAGATTATCCAACGAAAACACATTACATTATGGACAAAAATCCATCCGGATGAATTGTCTATAAGAAAAGATGAAGTTATGGTTAAAGTTCAAGAAATTAAGGAGAAAATGCCTAATGAATTAATACTTAAAAAACTTCCATCTGATACTATAACAATGATGCAAATTAAGAATCAAATTAGAAAAATGATTTCTGAAGGTATTAAAATTGATATGGTATTATTGGACTACATTGACTGTGTGGTTCCGGATAAAAACTTAGGAGATGAATGGAAATCTGAAGGGTCTGTGATGAGAGGTTTTGAATCTATGTGTCACGAACTTGATTTAGTTGGATGGACTGCAACTCAGGGTAATAGAAGTTCAATATCCTCAGATGTTGTAACTACCGACCAAATGGGTGGTTCTATCAAAAAAGCTCAGGTTGGACACGTAATCATTTCCGTGGCTAAATCTCTACAGCAAAAAGAAATGAAACTAGCGACGATAGCAATTACTAAATCACGTATTGGTGATGATGGTGTTGTCTTTGAGAATTGTAAATTCGATAATGGTATGTTAGAGATTGATACTGAGAGTTCAGTAACATTCTTAGGGTTAGAAGAACAAACTGAAGAAAGAAATAGACAGAGAATCAAGGACTTGTTAGATAAGAGAAAAGAAAAAAACCAACAACAAATTAATTAATATGAAAGAAAAAATATTAGAACCAAATAATGAGAGATTTGTTATCTTCCCAATAGAACATAATGATATTTGGGAATTTTACAAACAACACCAAGCGGCGTTTTGGACAGCGGAAGAAGTTGATTTATCTAATGATATTAGAGATTGGGAAAACCTATCTGATAATGAGAGATATTTCCTTAAAAATATATTAGCATTCTTTGCGGCATCTGATGGTATCGTGAATGAAAATTTGGCTGAGAACTTCTTAAAAGAAGTTCAATATGCTGAAGCGAAGTTCTTCTACGGATTCCAAATTATGATGGAGAATATTCACTCCTTAATGTATTCATTATTAATAGATACTTATGTGTCTGATGAGACAGAAAAAGATGAATGTTTCCACGCAATAGATAGATTACCTGCTGTTCAGAAAAAAGCTAGTTGGGCATTGAAATGGATAGAAAGTTCGTCTTTTCAAGAAAGATTAGTAGCGTTTGCGGCGGTTGAGGGTATCTTCTTCTCAGGTTCATTCTGTTCAATCTTTTGGATGAAATCAAGAGGGATTATGCAAGGATTATGTAATGCTAATAGCCTCATCTTCAAAGATGAGAACTTACATTGTGATTTTGCGATTCATTTGATTAACAATCATATTGAAAACAAACCAACGGAGAAAAGAATTAAAGAAATTTTATTATCAGCATTAGAAATTGAAAAAGAGTTTATTACTGAGTCATTACCTGTATCTTTAATTGGTATGAATTCAAATTTAATGAAACAATATCTTGAATTTGTAACTGATGGACTATTAGTTAAGTTTGGATGTAAAAAACATTTTAATGTTGAACAACCATTTAAATTTATGGAACAAATCGCTGTTGAAACAAAGGGTAACTTTTTTGAATCAAGAACAATGGAGTATCAAAAAGCTAAGTTAGGAGAATCATTAACATTTACAGACGATTTTTAATATGATGTCACTAAAAATAAGAAAAAGAGGGGGTGATGAGGTATCCTTTAACCCCCAAAAAATTTACAATAGAGTTAAACAAGCTTCTAAAGGGTTAAAAGTTAATGCTGATGAGGTGTTCATTAAAGTGATTACTTCGGTCCCAACTGAAGGTGTTATTACAACTAAAGAGTTGGATAAATTGGTTTACGAGATTGCTGCGGCTTATACTGGTAGTCATCACGATTACTCAAGACTAGCGTCATCTGTGGCAATATCTGCGTATCACAAAGAGACTGATGAAAGTTTCTGTAATACAATGAAAAGTTTATATGACGATGATATTATTAATGATATCTTAATCAATACAATTACTCAATACGGTCCTGAAAATATTGATTCGGTAATAAATCACGAGAATGATTACAATTTTGATTATTTTGCGTGGAAATCATTACAGGAAATGTATTTGTTGAAAACACCTAAAGGTGTTGTAGTTGAAAGACCTCAACATATGTATATGAGAGTTGCTTTATGGGTGACTAAATCATTTGAAGAGGCGGTTGAATACTATAATTCGTTATCGAATCAACTTATCTCTCCGGCAACACCAATTATGATTAATGCGGGTACCAAAACACCTCAACTAGCGTCTTGTGTGTTGAAGTACAATAACGGAGATTCAAGACAAGGTTTGTTGGATACATTTAATGACATTTCAACTTATTCGTCAGATGCGGCTGGAATTGGGTTATGTATGTCTAACATTCGTAGTAAAGAAAGTCGTATTAACTCATCAGGAGGATTTGCGGGTGGTTTATTGAAATACCTAAAGATTGTTAATGAAGGGTTAAGATTCTTCAACCAACAAGGAAGAAGACCGGGTAGTGCTGCTATCTACATAGAACCTTGGCATAAGGATATTATGGACTTACTTGAAATCAAAAAGAATACGGGTGCTGAGGAGTTGAGAGCAAAAGATTTATTTACCTCAATTTGGTTACCGGACAACTTTATGAACGCAGTTAAGAACAATGATGATTGGTATTTGTTCTGTCCTAACGAAATTATCAAAGCGGGTATCAAACCATTACAAGAAGCTTACGGTGATGAGTATGAATCAAATTACAACAAAGCAGTTGAACTTGGTTTAGGTAAGAAAGTAAAAGCACAAACAATTTGGAATAAGATTATTGAATCTCAGGTTGAAACCGGAGTTCCTTACTTATGTTCTAAAGATAGTGCTAACAGAAAAACTAACCATCAAAACATCGGAGTGATTAAACAATCTAACTTATGTAATGAGATTTACCAATTCACCGATGAGAACACCACAGCAATCTGTACGTTATCATCTATGGTATTAAAGAACTTCATCATAAAAGGAGAATTTGATTTCAAATTACTTTATAGTGAAGTTAGAAAGGTTGTTAGAGCACTTAACAAAGTTGTTGATATCAATAGTTATTCAACTGAACAAGGAAGAAAAGGTGGGTTGGAACAAAGAGCGATTGCCATTGGAACACAAGGTCTTGCTGATGTATTCTTCTTAATGGATTATATCTTTACAACTGAAGAAGCAAAGAAACTTAATAAAGAGATTTTTGAAACAATCTACTTCGCAGCAATCACTGAAAGTATGAATCTATGTAAAACAGGTGAATACAAACCATACGACTTTTTTAATGGGTCACCAATGTCAAAAGGTATATTCCAATTTGATATGTGGGGGTTAGATTATGAAGGTTTAGGTGGAATGTGGGATTGGGACTCACTTAAATTAGAAGTGTCTAACCACGGTGTTTGTAATTCGTTATTCACGGCTCAGATGCCAGTTGCGTCTTCGGCTAAGATTACAGGTTCATTTGAAATGACAGAACCGGCTCACTCGGCATTATTTAATCGTCGTGTTGTCGGTGGTGAAATTTTAATTGTTAATAAATACTTAATTAACGATTTTGAAAAGTTAGGTGTTTGGTGTGAGGACTTGAAAAATGAGATTATAATGAATGAAGGGTCAGTACAAAATATTAATTTTAATCATTACTTGGACCCGGAAGATAAAAATTATAATAAGAAGGTTAAACGAATAGAACATTTAATTCCAAAATACAAAACAATTTGGGAGATATCTCAAAGAGAATTGATTGATATGGCTGCGGACAGAGCACCATTCATAGACCAATCACAGTCAATGAATATCTATATGTCTGAACCAACATTATCAAAGATTTCATCATCACACTTCCATTCTTGGGGTAAAGGGTTGAAAACTCTTTGTTATTATGTTAGAACAAAGGCGATATCAACCGGAGCTAAACACTTAGCTGTTGATATATCAAAAGTGAGTCAATCAAAACCAATTGAGAAACCAACCGTTGATTTAACACAAAAACCTTCGGATTCCGAGTTTGAGTGTTTCGGATGTGGTTCTTAAATAAAATAATCACGACATTAGTGTCGTGATTTTTTATTTTAATCTATTTATAAGAAATAATCACGACACTATATTTATAGTTATGGCAGATGGAACAACATATGGGTTAACTTTTCCTTTCAGAGATTCTTTTGATGGGAAATATTTAGATTTATCGGATTATAATGACCAAGAGATTAGGTCTAATTTAATACATCTTTTATTATCTAAAAAGGGTAGTAGATATTATTTACCTGATTTTGGTACAAGATTATATGAGTTCATATTTGAACCATTAGATGGACCTACTTTTTCAGAAATAGAAACAGAAATAAGAGAATCTGCGGGTATATATCTTCCGGGAATAAGAATAACTAAAATTAGTATTACCGCGGCATCCGATGGTGATGAAGATAAAGGAAGTTATATAAACGATAACGATGAAAGAGTATTTAGAGTACCTAACATCTCAAATAATGAACATACTGCAAAAGTTAAAATTGATTATATCATAAATAATGATGTTTTTAATAGTAGTGACTTTGTAATTATTAATATATAAAATTATGGCAAACAAGAAAATTTCCTATACTACAAGAGATTTCCAATCAATTAGAACAGAGTTAATTAACTTTACTAAAACGTATTATCCTGATACAATTCAAAACTTTAATGATGCGTCGGTTTTTTCAGTATTATTAGATTTAAATGCTGCGGTTACAGATAACTTACAATTTAATATTGATAGAAGTATTCAGGAGACAGTACTTCAATTCGCACAACAAAGGTCATCAGTTTTTAATATCGCAAAAACTTATGGATTAAAAGTTCCGGGAATGAGACCATCAGTTGCTTTAGTTGATTTCTCAATTACGGTTCCTGCTTATGGTGATAAGGAAGATTTAAGGTATTGTGGTATTTTAAGAAGGGGTTCTCAAGTTAATGGTGCGGGACAAGTATTTGAAACCGTTTATGACATTGATTTTACATCCCCAGTTAATGATGAAGGATATCCTAATAGATTAAAAATACCTAATTTTGACTCAAATAACAAGTTATTAAATTATACAATAACTAAAAGAGAAACTGTTGTTAATGGTACAACAAAAGTATTTAAAAAAGTTATAACTCCAAATGATGTTAAACCTTTTTATGAATTATTTTTACCGGACAAAAACGTGTTAGGGGTGACTAGTGTTTTATTAAAAGATAGTACTCAATATACAAATATCCCATCAGTACAAGAGTTTTTAGGGTTAAATAATAGATGGTATGAAGTAGATTCTTTGGCGGAAGATAGAGTATTTGTTGAGGACCCAACCAAAGTATCAGATGCTCCGGGGGTTAAAGTTGGAAAATATATACAAACTAGTGATAAATTTATAACAGAATTCACACCTGAAGGGTTTTTAAAAATGACTTTTGGTGGTGGTAATCAATCTGCTGATGAACAATTAAGAGAATTTGCTAAAGACGGTTATCAATTAAATTTATATAAATACTCAAATAACTTAGCGTTAGGTAGTTCTTTGAAGGCGAACACAACCTTATTTGTTCAATATAGAGTTGGTGGGGGTGTTGGTTGTAATCTTGGTGTTAATGCAATTACTCAAATAGGTACGGTATCATTCTTTGTTAATGGTCCTTCGGATAGTGTTAATACAACTGTGGTTAATTCGTTACGATGTAATAATGTAACAGCAGCAATCGGTGGGGCAAGTTTTCCAACTACGGAAGAAGTTAGAAATTTGGTATCGTATAACTTTTCATCACAAAAAAGAGCTGTAACGGTTAATGATTATGAGTCGATAATTAGAACAATGCCATCACAATTTGGTGCTCCGGCAAAAGTTTCAATTACAGAAAACAATAATAAAATTATTGTACAAATGTTATCTTATGATGAAACAGGTAGGTTAACGGAAGTAATATCAAATACTTTAAAAAATAATGTTGCAAATTATTTATCAAACTATCGTATGATAAATGATTATGTATCAATACAAAGTGCTAATGTTATTGATTTAGGGTTTAACATTGATGTTGTTTTAGATAACACACAAAATCAAGGGACGGTTATTTCTCAAATTATTACAATTGTTTCTGATTATTTTGACCCAGCAAATAGACATATGGGAGAAAATGTCAATATTTCAGAATTAAGAAGATTAATACAGAGTGAAAACGGTGTTGTTTCATTATCTGATATACAAGTATTCAATAAAGTTGGGGGTCAATACTCCTCATCTCAAACATCTCAAAAATATTCGGATAGTTCAACTTATCAAATAGGTTTAATTGATGATACCATTTTTGCGGAACCAAATCAAACCTATCAAATAAAATATCCTAACAAAGATATCAATATTAGAGTTAAAAACTTAAAAACTGTTAACTTCTCATAATAATTTATTTTTAATAATAATGAATTATCTTTTAAAAATAGTGTATAAACTATTTATTAAAAAAGATAAAAAATGTCAAAATCATATAGAATAAGAACGAAGGTCGGTGTAGATACTTCTTTAAAAGTGTTAATTGAACAAGAGTTTGAGCACTTGGAGATTTTATCGTTAAAAATATTACAAAGTGATATCTACACAAGACAATGCTCGGATTATGGTGTTATTATTGGCCGAGTTAGCGTTAATAACGGATTTGGTGTTCCAAACGCTAAAATATCTATTTTTATTCCTATAGATAGTGAAGACCAAAAAAACCCTATTATATCTGAATTATATCCCTACAAATCATTATTAGATAATAATTCTGATGGTTATAGATATAATCTACTTCCATATGTTAAATCATATAGTGAGCACATACCTACAGGAACTTTTTTCACTAGAAATGATGTACTTAAAGACCCCACTTTAATTGAGGTTTATGATAAATATTACAAATATAATGCCGTAACAAATCAAAGTGGTGATTATATGATATTTGGGGTTCCAGTTGGTTCTCATACAATTGTAATGGATGTTGATTTATCCGATATTGGTGAATTTTCATTATCACCCCAAGATTTAATTCGAATGGGGTTGGCAACAGAATCTCAGGTTTCGGGAACTAATTTTAAATCGTCACATAATTTACGAGAATTACCTCAAATTATTAATCTTAGTAAATCTATTGAGGTTGAACCATTATGGGGTCAGCCTGAAATCTGTAATTTAGGAATTACAAGAACTGATTTTGACTTGAGTAGTGAGTCGAAAATTGATATTAGACCAACAGCGGTTTTTATGGGGTCAATAATTTCTGATTCTAATACTAACGCTTTAAAATCTAATTGTAAGCCAACAAATAAATCTGGTTATTTATGTAGTTTAATTGCGGGTCCGGGTGAAATATTATCTATTAGACAAACAATAAATCAAGATTCTAATGGGTTACCAATTCTTGAAAACTTTAGTTTAGAAAGTGGGGGTAAAGTAATTGATGAAAACGGGGCTTGGTTAATAGATGTTCCGATGAATTTAGATTATTATATAACTAATGAGTTTGGAGAACAGGTGTTATCGAATGACCCTGAAGTGGGTATTCCAACAAAATCTAAATATAGGTTTAAAGTAAAATGGTCTCAATCACCATCATTGTCTGATGTTACTAAACGAGCGTATTATTTAGTCCCAAATATTAGAGAATACCCTGAACCTTTTAATTTAAATTCATACTCGTTTAGTGTTGATTGGAATGATTATGGAAATTCTCAAATGATTCAAGACGCAATAAACTGTGATGATAAATTTTATTTAATGCAATATAATAAAGTTTATACGATTTCTGAGTTTATTGATAATCATAAGTATGGTAGTGGAACAGAAAGATATATTGGGATTAAAAATATATTAGAAGATACCTGTGAAAGTGATAACAATAAATTCCCGACTAATGATGGGACATTTAGATTTGATATAATATACATAATATTTATGTTTTTCAGTGTTATGTTAACACCGATTTTTTTCTCTTTAATACTTTTATTACATATTTTATATTTTGTTGCGTGGTTGACAGGTATTATACTTTCCTTAGTTATTGTTGTTGTAGGTAGTATTGTTGTTTTATTATGTAATTTTGTAAAATTGATTGTTAATGTTATTAATTCAATACCTTATGTTAGTATTGGGGATTCTCCTGATTGTCCGGATTTTGAAGATATAAAAAATTTAATAAAACAAGTTATGGGGTTAAAGGATTATTTTAAGAATGTAAAAGTTCCTATTTTAACCTATCCGGATTGTAATCTTTGTTCTTGTGAGCAAGGTGAGGGTATTAATGAACCGTCTGACCCTGATGGGTGGCCAAATACTGAAGTTGGTAAATTAACTCCTTGTGATACAATATCTTCAGACCCTAAACCAATGTCTACATTAAATAATGGTATGACTATTGCTCCCTTATCTACTTTTTCAGGGTTTAAATTACCTACATACAATATACAGGAAAACCCAACAGGGTTTAATGGTCAAAGAAAAACCATCTTTGCTAATGATTTTGCTGGTTATACTTATGATGGTCAGTATGGGTCATCAACTATTGGGGCACCTTTTTTACAGTTAGAAACTATAACAACAGGGTCGGGAGGTAACTCTTCGACGGAAGTTTGGAATTGGTTTACAAACGGGTTACCTCTTGCTGATAGAATTAATTTATTTAATGTTAAGGCCAAATATTTTGATGAAAATGCTAATAACCCTGGTGGTGGTGTTAATAGAATATCTGTTAATTTCCAACCAACTCAACCTCAAGTTCATTATGACAATACTATTGTAATTTTATGTGATAAAACCACGGCTAAGAAATTTGCTGCGGGGCAAATGATATCATTTCAAAATCCTTCTTTTACTAAAGACCCAAATTTAACGGGGGGTATTAAGAATAAGTATAATAATTACGCAATTACAGGGACAACATTTACTGGTAATAATACTACAGTTCAAGTTAATTATTCGAGGTTTGATGGTAATGGTTATACACAATCTCCGGTATATGTTGTTAATATTACTGCGGACACAACAAACAATTATCATAAGTTTCCTATTGATATAGAATATTTCCAAGTTATAACGGGAATGACATATAATCAATTTAACGGTCAATGTTCGACTCAATTACCAAATTCGTTAAATGAAAAATATTTTAATAATGATACAACTTTTTTCCAACTTTATAATAATACTAATGGTTATGTTGCGGGGTATAGAGGATTCATTAATATAGAGACCTTTGGACAAACACCATTAACGCCCTCAGGTATTAATGTGTTAAATTCTATGACTTATGTTAAAAATGTTAATGATAACTATGTTGTAATATTAAATAGAGGTGTTGACCCATATACTAATAAGATTGATATTGAATATGGTATTGGTAAACTTCTTGGTTATAGTTCTGAAAGTGAGGTAAAAGTTAGAGGGTTATACCGTATGAATATACCTATTCAAGGGAGTTATAAAAATATTAGTCATAACAGTAGTGATAGAGCTATTACAACACCAACATCTCCTTGGACGCCATTATCAAGTACAAGTACTCAAAATTATGTTGATGGGTTAACTTGGGTTGGTGGTAATTCAGTGCCTGTAGGTGGAAATGTTAATAATGAAACAGGATATGCCGGACAACAATTGTATTTTAATTCGTTTTCTTATTGTGATAATCAAAAAGAAACTTGGGGATGGGTAACAGGGTATACTCAAGGTTTAACAGCAACAACTTGGACGCAAAAAACCTCAAGATTTTCAGGGTTTAATTCAAATTTAATTAGTTATTATTCTAGTTTAGATAATCGTTCTTTAAATTACAAACCAACTTGTAATAATATACAACCTGGTAATGGAACAACCAATACTGGTGATGATGTACCTTTATTCTCTCAGACACCACCTTTAAGTGATGGTGCTATTGCAGACACATTCCACGGGTTATGTATTAGTTTGGCAAATGGATTTACATATTCTTGGAGTAGAACACCAACTTATCATTATCAATTACAAACTTGTGTTTATGATGATATTACAGGGAATAATTGTGATGCGTGTGGTTGTTGGACTGATTCAAATGGTGATTGTGTTAATTGGTCTCTACCATGGATGACTCGAGATATTTCACAATATTACACAACAACAGGTAAGAATGAAGGTTATATTCCTAATGAAATTGTTGAGGGAGGTTCGATGTTACATATGATGTCAATAATTCCGACAAGTCCTCTTGTTGTAGATTGTTGTAGTGATATTTGTTCTTATCCCCCACCGGAAGTAAATGTTAAGACATTTTATTATTCACCAATTTATGATACAACGGGAAATACTATGAATTTCACTTTAGGTAGTATTCCGTCACCTACATTTATTTCTTTTCCTAATATGACTGAGAACCAAATTGTGATGAGAGGGGATAGGTTACCTACAAGTACTAATGTTGAAGAATATTGTTGTAATGGGCGGGTTTTACAAAAAAATAGTAAATTATCAATATATCAAATACCAGATAAAGGTGTTGTAGGAATAAATTCAGTTGCGGGACCAACAGATTCGATAGGTAATGGTTCATTAAATGATGTTAGAGAAGATTTAGGTGGTTCTCCAAAAATAAATCAAGTTATTAATACATTTACTTGTGAAGGTTCGGTTAATTTGGGATGTTATGGTTGTAATCAATCACCGGTTAATAGTTCCATTTTAATAAAACCAAGAGGAAACCCTTGTTTAGAATTTAATGGAGAGACAATCTTTGAGGGTGGGTGTTATATTTTTGTTACATCAATTTTCATTTCAATATTTAGAGATTGGGAATTAATGTTTGAGTGGATAGCTCGAAATATGGTAATGCTTGGTGCTTGTCGAAATGTGTTTTCTCATCGATTTAATAATAATTGGGTGAATGGTGTATTATATGCGTTCCCATTTAAAAATGAGGTAAAATATTTTACAGCACCTACAGATAGCCCACCAAATTATCCGGTGGCAAAATATTGTACGGATGTTATAATGTATCATAATACATCAAGAAGTTTTTATTATCGATGTTCACCTTATAATCCTATTACGGGAACTTTTAGTGGTAAATTAAATTATCCAACAACTATTATGGATTTAGGGCCTAGGTCGGCTTTTTTACAAGAGTTAATAATGTCGGATGTTTATGATGGTTATTTAGTTAATAAGTTAGATACTACAACATATTCTCACGTTGATGAGATTCTTAATTTATTTATTGTTAGTAGATTTATGAATAACAATTTTTTAAATAATGCGTTAGGAGCTCTTAATATTTTTGCCTATTTTCAAAATAGTAGAAATGGTAAATTTTTAATTGATGCTGATTATGCTCAATTAATATCGATTAATTCCGAATTAGGGGTTAATCCATTTCAATCATCAAATTATCCTGACGCACCTACTTTAGTAACGGCAGGACGTTTTGTTACGGGAATTCAATATAAAATAACAACACCAGGAACGACATTATTTACGTCAATTGGTTCTCCAAATAATACTGCGGGGACTACGTTTATTGCTACGGGTGTTGGTTCAGGTACCGGAACGGCTAATGTGTTTCCTGAAATTCAAAATCCGATATTTTTTGATTGTGATAATTCTTTGGGTATATTCTTTTCGTCAGATACTCAACTTAGAGATTATATTACACCAAAAAGAACAATTATTAATTCATCGGGTAATAATTCAAATCCTGATTGTGTTTTTAATAATTTCCCAGTTTATTCTCAACAAGTTCCATTATCTCAATGGAGTATTTTAACAGATACTAAAGGTAGTATTTTTGGTGGAGAGTCTAATGATTGGAATTACGATACTATTTATTCATCGAAATATCAATCTTTAGATAGATTATCACCACCGTCAAGATATTTTAGAACAACAAATCAATCTCAAGTTGATTTTTTTAAAGGGTATATATATGCGGTTACTGAGGGTAATAGTTTAACACCTTCAACACCAGGTGGTTCTCCGATGCAAAATAACTCAATTACAGCTCTTGTTAATTATTGGGATAGAAATCAATCTGATGAACAGAATGTAACTGTTGGAGCTCCGTTTCATTTTTATTTTGGTCTTAAAAGAGGTTCTTCATCATTTGATAGATTTAGAACAAAATGGATAAACAATAGTAATATTATAAATTAAGATGGATGATATAAGAATAGTGTTAGGGTCTTTAAGGTATAAGACATCAACAAATACTAATTTATCGATACCTACACCGTTAGTTCAAAACACGAAAAATCTACAAGAATTTGATAGGAGTGTTGATGTTAATTTGGCTCAGGTTTTTGATGATGAAAGACAAAAATCAACAACTTTTAGACCTGTCTGTAAGTTTCAAATATTATTTAATAACTCGTATAGTGGTTTAACAAATTATGAACCATTAGAGAATAATTTATATTATGTTAATGAGAATGCTTTAACTCTATTACAATGTCAGACTAATCCTCAATCGGTTTATTGGGAAGGGTTCCCACAGTATGATGAGTTTGATTTTATTAGAAGTGATTATAATGTTTCGGGATACACAGTTCCAATACCTTCAACAATTCCTGGTGAACAACCACAAGTTCATGTAGATTTTGTTGCAAGAAGTGCTTCAACATATAATTGGAACCATTTTGTTAGTTATCCGTATAAAAATATTGATAAAGTTATGTCTTTTAATAATGAAAATTTAGTTAATCCTTTGACTTGGAATGCTGTTGATGGAATTCCTTTTGTTGTTGTTATTTTAGATAGTGCAGGTAATCCTTTATTAGAGGGTGGAAATTCAATAATTCGATTTAAGTGTCCGGTTAAACACGGGTTATCGGAATCTGAGTTTATTAAGATTAAATTAAATGGATATGTTAATACCTACCAAATATTTTCTTTTGGTGATGGTTTGCCAGGAACGGAAGAATATATTGTTAATATATTTAATATTGGTTATATATCTATTTTTAGTGACGGTGATGACGGTACATTTAAGAGAGTAATAAATAATGAAAACCCCAACGATACAACATCCAAATATTATGTGATTCAACATAAGATAATTACGGATGTGAATGATGCTGTTTTAGTTAATTCAGGATTCGAAAAAAATATATTTGGTACTAATAAAAAATTTGAAAGTCGTGTTTATACACCAAATAAGGTAAGTAGAGTTTCGATTAAAGAAAATTCACAATCATATACATTATCGTTTAATAAAGATATTGATGTAAATGAATTGAGGGATAATCAAAAACGACCAATAAGTGAGTTATACATTAGTACGATATGGAAAGGATATTTTGGATTAACTTTTGGTGGTGTTGATAATGTTGGAAATCCTGTGGGATTAAAACAAGGGTTTGATTTTAATTTATCACCATTAACGTCATTTAACATACCACAATCTTGGTGGGGGTCGGATAATTCCAATTCAAATTTTGTTAATTCAAATGGATTACCATATCCTATTGATACTTACTCAACATATGTGGGTTCAAACATTAAGTTTACATATCTTAAATCACTTAAGATGGGGGATACTATTGATGGTAACTATTGTGAATGGAATGATTACGAACAAAAAGAGAGAGTTATTTCGGAAATGTATCATAAATTTACATTTAATTCGAATGTGTTTAATATAGGTTCGACAGATGATAATAATCAATTTGGGTATTATTACAAACCAAATAGGTTGATGAGAATTAGGGGGTTCTCTGATTATATTGAGACGGGTAGTATTAAGAATATGGCGGATGTTCCGGATTATTCATATTTCTCAACAACATATAATTCTTTTATTTGGAGAGATTTATATACCTATGGTTTTAAGGATAATTCAGGTAATGGTGTTGATTATCCGTTTTTAAATGGAAAACATTATCCATATGAGAATTTTATTTTTAGAATAATACCGGAAGGCACTAATTATATAGAAAGTAGTTTACATAATTATGCAACTCTTTACGGGGCGGCTCAACCAATAACAGACAATTGTGAATAATAATAGTTATAAATTTACATTACCAAAAGGTAACGACAAATATATCAATATACCAATTGAGATTAAATGGGATATTCTTGGACAGGATAATGCTGTAGATGAATATCAGCAAAATGTTGTGGAAGATATAATTGGGTTTCCTGGTGATTTTGAGGTATTAAGATTTGCTCACGCACCTTATAATAATAGTACAAAAACTGATATCAAATATGATTTTCATTTTTTTAGTGTTGATGGAGGTGTTCCTCCTAATCCGTCAAGTGATGTGACTACTGCGGTCTCAACAGATTGGGAGGTTAGTTATATTCCTGAAGGTTTTTTAACTACTGAAATATACTATTATGTAAAACCATTTACTAAGTCATTTTTTAAATTGGATTTTTATGATAGTAAAGATGCGATTACCCAAACTAATTATTTTACGGTAATATTACCAGTTCAACAGGGATTCACGGTAAGTTCTATGATTAGTTCCTATCAACCATCGGTTGAGATTAAAATACCGTCATTTAAGTTAGATTATGTTGGGGATAAAGAAGGGTTCTTTTTGTATTGGTTAAGAAACACAAAATTTTTAAATATTAGTAAATTTTATATGACAGCAAAGTTTTTTGATGCTAGATTGGGTGTTTTTGTTAAAATGATGAATGTTCCCCAAGCATCAACACTGGTTCCATCATTATTTAGATTTAATCCTGAGGATTTTTTTTATTATGAGGTTAGATTGGATTATAATGAGAAAACATATGAAGTATGGGATGTTAATGGTAGAGTTGGGACGACAAGTTCAATAAAATGGTATGAATATATAAACCCATAATATGACTGAAAGAGATTATCGTATTAAAATATCCCCTGAATTTATTAGTGGTGACATTTTTAAGGTCACTTATAACGCAGGAACTATAACGGGTACCGGAATAGTTAATGAGTGTTGTATTATTCCATCAGAAACTTTTAAAATTAATTTAACAGGTGCGTCTTATGTTTATTCATCAATGACCGAAGTGTTATCTGGTGGGACTAATGGTTCATCTCTATTAACAGGGTTAACCATTCCAATATTATTGACTGAAAACACAATTGATATTGGGTATTATTCAGTATTTGATGGTATGGTTTTGCAACAAGATACCATGTTAAATTTTGTTTTTTCGGGTGATGGTGTGCAACCACATAATTGTTATTTTTATAATACTTCGGATACTGAATTTAAAAAATATTTAGAATTTTCGACATATACTATTGATTGGGGGGATGGATATGTTGAACCTGTAACATCGACATTACCTTTATCACATTTTTACCCACAAACAACTGATGTGAATTATACAATTACTATGTCAGGTATGAGTCCTTGGGGGGTAAATATTATTAAAAAAACAGTTCGACCACCATTTACAGGTACAACAACATTAAATAAACAAGGTACAGCTCATTTCAAACCAGCTGGTGGTAATTGGTCGAATACTCTACTTTCTTACGATTATATATTCAGTGGGGATTCAAGTTGTGATGCGACAACTGATGATATATGGTTATTTAATACAGGTAATGTTCCACCATTTACTGGACAATCAATACCTTTTCTAATAACAGGTTATACAATATCGTCATTAAATGATTTAAAACAATATGGTTCTGTTAAATTTAAACCGGGGATTCAAGTAACGGGTAACACAGGAATGATTGGTACTTATTCGGGTACAAGTTTGGATGGATTATATACTGCTTATACAATTAATGATGTTGATTATTATGATTGGTCGGATGGAACAACAATTTTTGCGGTAAAATCTTCAGGTTTAACCTCTAATATGGTGGTTTGTGAGCCAATTGTAAAAAATGAGTTATTATTAGGAATAATTGATGAGGCAGAAGTACAATCTAATATATTTATAGAAAGGGGTAAGAACTCGGCCCTTGAAAGAGTGGAAAGATTGGGTGAGGTTGATAACGTAGGAGATTTAGTCAAATACGGGTATAAATTTTTTAATGTAAATACTAAAATATAGAATGGCTACAGGAACATATGGAACAATAAGACCGGCTGACGTAAGTCCGGAGGATGTTGAGATAATTTTAAATTATACACCATCAAGAGATGAAACGGATAATTTTGTATTAACAAAGTTGGACGCATTATCTATTTTAAAACCTTACTATAACAATAGTGATACGGGGGTTAGTAATGGTATTGAAATATTGGGTGGTTTATATAATTTAAAACTGCCTGCGGAACAATTTAATAAAATTGGTGTCTATACTTTATTTATTAGACCAGCTCAAATAAGAACAACAATATTAGATTGTGGTGTGTTATCGGCACTTCCAAACGTTAAAGGTTTGATATTTGATTTAAGTCAAGTTCCTTCGAATTATAGAAACAAATTTGTTAGTCAAGGATTAGTTGGTTTTAGAATTGAATATTTAAACTCAGATGGTACAAAAATACCTAATTTTTTTAGAATTATTACCTCATCATTTTTTTGTGAGCCAGTAGTTCAAAACTTAACAAATTCATCACAAAAATCAATAAGATATAAATATACGGATAACAATACTAATTTGTTATTCTGTACTTTAACACCATCTTCGGCACCAACAAATAAGCCAAATGCGACACCATATATAGGCCAACCAAATCAGAATGTAATTATTACAAATACATTCTTTAATCCAATAACTTTGGATATTGAAATTGGTGAGCATGATTTCTCAACATTGGCTATTGGTATTTATGGTAATCAAACTAAATCTATGGATGATGGTATCTACACATATTACGATAATAGTTATAACATTTACAAACAATACAATTTATACGAAATTAGAGACCAATTTAACGCATTATTATATGAAGTTAGACAAGATAGAGGTAATAATATAGATTTTAGTAAAAACTTTACAAACATAACTCAATAATGGCTACAGAAAAATTTACTTGTCCTCCACAAACGGCATCAGGTGCTGGTACATTTTCCGATAATTCAGTTGGATTTCAACTTGTTACAGGTGGTGGTTTAACGCAAGGTAATTTTGAATTTACAACGGGGATAACGGAAAAATCAAATAGAACTTTTACCACAGGAGTGTTCTCTAATCCAATTAATTTAGAGGGGTTAGGTGTTGATAGTGTTGCACAATCAAAAACGATATTTGAAAACAACTTTAAGGTTTATCCTAATTTTGATATAACTCAAGTTACAAATTTTACCACATATGGGTCAATGGTTAAAAGAATTTCAACATCTGTTGAAACTATTATTAGTAAATTTCCTGCGGCATTAGAAGTGACCTTTATGGATGAGAATTATGTGACCGGAACAACAGCAACAAATATATCTTATAACCCAATAACAGATGAGACTAGTATAGAACTAAATGTTTCTAAAATTAGAAATCCATTTGACGTTGATTTTAGTGTTAATTCTACTAGAAATTTGGAGTTAAGAGAGGTTCAGGTTTCTCCTTTAAGAAATTTAACAACACAATTTATTAAATACTCGTTATATTATAGTGGTGTCGGTTATAATCTTACTCATATTGAACCAACAACATCATTAACTACCGGAGTACTTAAAATATATCTTAAAGGTGATGTTTTTCCAAATCAAACTGAAACATATGATGATTTAGTTATTCGACCAAATGACTATGAGGTTAGTAGGGTTTTTAACGAAGATTTAGATGAGGTTCAAAGATTTTTATTAAATAGAAACTCAGTACCAAATTATACGGCAACATTCCAAGTTCCAAATGAGAATGATGATGGTACTTATTACATTCAAAATACGTTAGTTACGTGGCCATTATATGGTAATTGGAATTTGGATATATTAACAAATTCATTTACTACTTATTTAACTACTTTAAATACCATTAGTGTGTCTTTTGATGGATATCAGACAAATCTTGTCTCAAGATTTTTAACAACTGATTCTCTTAAAGAGTTTGATACTTCTGACCAAAAAATTGAAAAAATATTACAAATATATGGTAGAAGTTTTGATGAAACTAAAAAATTTATAAATGGGTTGGCGTATATGAATTCGGTTAATTATAATACCGGTAATGATATTCCATCACAATTATTAAAAAATTTATCACAAACATTAGGTTGGGCGACTAATATGTCCCCAATAACTAATGAGGACTTTTTAGGTTCAGTTTTTGGACAAAAGAATGTTGATAAATCTGATTTTAGTGGTGTAGGACAATCTCAAACACCTGATGAATTAAATTATCAATATTATAAAAATTTAGTTCTTAATTCTGCATATTTGTTTAAGTCAAAAGGAACTAGAAAGTCAATTGAAACTTTAATGAGGTTGATTGGTGCTCCTGATGCTTTAGTTGAGTTTAATGAGTATGTTTATTTGGCGGACCAAAGAATAAATATGAATGAGTTTAACTCTCAATATGCTAATATATCGGGAGGAACTTATTCTAAAGAATTACCTATTTTAGACGGGGAATATACATTTAACATACAAGGTGTGGTGTGTTCCGGTTTCACAACAACATCGGTTCTTCAAGAAGCGAACGTTACTAAAGGAGATTACCCTATTAGTGATAGTGGATATCCATCGTCACCTATTAATTCTGATACTTATTTTTATCAAATGGGTAGTGGATGGTTTGAATCAACACCAAAACATAGGTCACCGGAACAACCTGATTTAACTAATAGTGTTTTTACAGGGTCAAACCCAAATTATCAAACAAAGTTAGCTCCTTTTACTTATGGGCAAGAATACTTAAATGTTTATAAAAAATTCCCATTCACTGATTTGGGATATAATTTAAGTTCAATTATTGATAATAACAAAAGTTGGGCAGATACTGAAATTGGAAGTAGAAGTAATTTAGATGGTGGTTATAATTCGTTATATACTACTGATAGTGAAGATTTAATTATTAATGTTAAAAATATTGATTTATATTTAAATCCTGCTCAAGGATTATCGTATGATGTTTGGTATATGTCTAGAGAATTTAACTTCCCTATTGCCGATGAAGGTTTGGGTTATGTTGCACCAACAAGATGTAATCCTAATCCAAATTCATCTTACCCTCATAGAGGTGGCGTTGATTCTACGATTATTAATCCTCAACCATTAAAGGAAACATTCTTTGAATTTGCTCAGACATTTTGGAAAAACACAATTAATGTTAGAAATAGACAATACGCAACAGATGGAAAAACTAGTGGGTATCCAACATTATCTTCAATATATTGGAATTATTTAGAATCCCAATCTTTGGCTGGAATTCAAAATGATAATTTTACATACCAAACAATGATTGACTATGTAAATGGTATGGGTGATTATTGGATTAGATTAGTGGAACAAATGATTCCAGCAACAACAATTTGGAATACGGGAGTTAAATTAGAAAACTCTATTTTTCATAGACAAAAATTTGTGTGGAGACGACAAAGAGGTTGTGATTTAGTTCCAATTCTTTGTAATCCTTGTAAATTCACGGGTAGTATTTATTTAGATAATTGTACTGTATGGTCTCACTTATGTAATGTATATCCTGATAAAGGATTTGATTTGATATTATCTGATGTTGTGAATACAGAAGGATGTGATGAAGATACGATTAGTAGTGATTGGTTTGTTGATATTACTATAAATGGGTTTAATATTAATCAAGTACCATTTTTCCATGGTTCGGGTCTTTATTTCCCAAATAGTGTTCCTAACTTATCTGATTGGGAGACAGCTTTAAACCAAACTTTACAACAAATATATTCGTTAGGGTATGATTATCGTTATGAGACAATTGATAATGTTTATTATGTCAGAATTTGGGATACAAATTGTGCTACTACACCATCAACTAAAACAATAACTATAAATGTGGGAATACAATACAGTATATCTTGTCAGTAAATATGAAAAATAAACTTTACAATAACTTACACATTATAAATGGCTTGTAATATATTATATAATACTAGTATAACCGGAGATTGTGCTAATATTAACTCAGGGTCATTTACCATTAACATTAGTGGTACGGGTCCTTATTCCATTCAATGGGTGTCACCCTTCACCGGAACGACTTCTTTAGGTTTGAGTGCCACAACATATTCACGAACAAGTTTATCGGCAACAACTTATACTTTTAACATTATTGATAGTTGTAGTCCTAATACAATAGTACCTGTAAATATTTATATTTCTAGCGGGACTAGTGTTTCTATAACAAATTTTAGTAATACAATATGTGGTGGAAATAATGGTTCTTTAACGGCATCGACAAGTAATATATATGGAACACCAACTTTTAGTTTATATAATAATACAGGGGGGTTTGTTTCTTCAGGTGCGTCATATACTAATACATTTGTATTCACTAGTTTATCCTCAGGAACTTACTATGTGATTGCTAATGATGGTGGTGGTTGTGTGGGGAAATCAGAGACGTGTATCATTAAAGAATCGAATCCAATTGATTATGATTTTTATATTGTGGATGATGCGGGTTGTAAAGTTAATTCAGGTAAAATGTTTATTTCAGGATTAACAGGAACGCCTCCTTACACTTATTTATGGTCAAATGGTAGTATTACAAATTCTATTTCAGATTTATCAACAGGTGTTTATAGTGTTACAGTTACTGATAATACAGGTTGTAGCGTTAGTAAAAGTGGTTTTGTTGGTGAAGTAACGCCTGTTGGGTTTGGTGTTGAATATTTAAAACAACCAACGTGTTTTAGTGGTGACGGTGAGGTTACTATTGTTGTGACTGATGGTACTCCACCATTTTATTATTTAGGTTCAAATGGTGTTACAAATGTCACATTTGATAGGACTGTTACTTTTAGTGGGTTAAGTGCCGGTCTTTTTACTATTCAAGTAACGGATGCGGGATTATGTAATTTTATATCCTCAGTTACTTTACAAGTTCCGATGGGAATCTCGTCAGTTTCAGTTGAAACTAAAAATTCAAAATGTAATGATTTGACAGGTCAAATAGGTCCTATCCATGTTTTTGGTGGGGTTATACCTTATACTTATACTTTAACGGATTTTGATGGTAATATAATAAGTCAAACATCTAATAGTGGTACTTGGACTTTTAATAATTTATCTTCAGGTACTTACTTATTAACTGTTTCTGATTCAGGTACTGAGTCTTGTGTATTTATGGATTCGTATACGGTTAATAATGATGTGTTATATGATTTAACCGTTACTACAACAGGAACTACTTGTGATGGTAATGATGGGGTTGTAACGTTAGACATTACATCGGGAGGAACACCGCCTTACTTATATAAAATTGATGGTAAATCAATTAAAACTTCATTAACTTCTTATACTTTTAATAATTTAGTTTCGGGTAATTATGTTGCGAGTGTTACCGATGCGTTATATTGTTACCAATCAACACCATTTACTATAGATGAGTCGAACACTATAGATTTTCATTTATTAAGTCAAAATGCGATAAATGATGATGGGATTATAACTGCTTACATAACTAATGGAACACCACCATTTACGTTATATTTTAATGGTGATACTGTTGGAACTACAGTTATGTCTATACCTGATTTACCTATTGGTGATTATTCGGTTAGGATAGTTGATAGTTCGGGATGTTCTAAAACAAAAAATAATAAAATCGGAGGGTATCGACAAAGAGGTTCTATTGGGTCTTACAATGTTTGTAGTGGTACGTTAGATAAAAGTATTGTTCTCAATTCTAACATTAGACAATTTTTTTATGAAGGGTATAATGAGTTAATATTGACAGAACCAACATATTCAAATTGTATTTTAACAGGGGCTACGTTTTCTGCGACAACAACTATTGGTGATTGTGTTAAAACTGAATTATTTTATCATAGTACAACAATAACGGATTATCCATCTGATGAGGATTGGTTTTTAGTTATAACTTCATTAATTGAATCCTGTCCTCAAATTGGTTCCGGTAATGTTTTAATTAATTCTTTAACTAATACTATTACTGTTACAACAAATTGTGATTTAGAATCTTTACATAATTCAAATGTTTTAGTTGAGTTAAGAATTCATTATGAGATTGCTTGTGTTTGTGCTTTACCAACACCAACACCAACAATGACACCAACTCATACTCCGACTCCAACAATGACTCAAACGCCAGGAGCATCACCATCTGTGACGCCAACACATACTCCGACTCAAACACCGACACATACACCTACAATGACTCAAACTCCAACGAGTACAATGACTCCAACACCAACACCGACATCTAAAAAAACATATTATGCGTATGTTATATGTGATGCGAGACCAAATTTAACTACTTCAGTGATTCAACCAATACCGGCAATAGTTGGTAATATGGTTAATGATGTTATTTTAGATTTAAATAATAATATTTGTTGGAGATTAGTTGAAATTAGTGATAATGAGAATCATTTAATTAGTACTTATGGTGGAACTACCTATACTAATAATTATTTTACAAATGTTTATGGTGAAATATTCTCAAGTCAGAACACTAAAAATCCTTGTGACGATTGTAAAGAAGTTATAAAATCATTACCAGTCCCGGTTAAAAGTGATTGTCCAACAAACTTAAGAAATTGGAGTGATTGTCCTAAAGCTGATGTTATAGGTATTATTTATGTTAATGATACAATAATTTATTCATTTGATTATGACTTTGATGTTAGTTTATATTTAGATACTTTACCAACAAATAATGGTGATTATGTTAATATAGTTTTAACAACATCAAGTAGTGATACTATTGTTACGTTAAATGTTTCATATAATGATGGTGTAACATATTCTCAAACAAGTAATACAGTAATTAATTTTGGTTATTTTGTTAAATGTGATGCAAAATCACAACCTGATTCTATTGATATTTTCTCAACGTGTGAACGTGTTCCACCATCAATAATATTATATAGTACAACATATAGTGAGGGTGGTTTTATTCCTACCCCAGCATATTCATATACATCAAATAATTCACCACAAATGGTGTGGATGTTAAATAATTTTAATGGAATAACGGTAACTAGTTTTGAAATACTTTGTGAAGATATTGATATTGTTGGTAGTAGTCCTGATGGATATTCTGTTCTATGGCATGTTACAAATATTGACCCTACACAATTCAATATTGCGAGTAACGGTACTTGGATTGGTGATGCAATACTTAACTTTACTGATGGTGACCCAACTAGTTTTAATGGTTGGAACGGTCCTAGTGTAACGGGTGGTTTTGTAAATCATTATAGAATACAAATAACAGCTAATTTATCTAGTGGTGGTTCCGTAAGTAGTAATTACTCAACATTTAGAGCTACTTGTACGACACCATACTGTTAATAAATAAAAAACCCCTCCGTTAAGAGGGGTTTTAAATTACCAT